CTATCCACTGAACCTGTTGGTTCGAGGTTGGCGTGTCTTTCCCTCTCTACAGGCGAGGTAACCGCAGGAAATACACTTGTACCAGAGTCCATCGTCATTCATCGGGGAAAGTCGACCATCCTCCTTGCACTTAGGGCAGATCACGTGAGAGGGCTCAACATCGGTCACATACTCATCCCTGAGCGGCATGATCAAGTAACCACCTTCCGTCCACTCTAGCCGGTACTTATTGAATCGCTGCTGCTTCTCAAGCTTCTCCTTGAGCTGCCTGTTCTCTTCGATCAGCTCATGGTGCTCCGCGAGTAGGGCCCCCAGGTCAGATTGCGACGAGGCCAGTTTCTCCATGATTTCGGCTACCGCGGCATTGAGCTCTGCCTGATCATTCACGTCTTTGATGGCCTTGGCCGCTTGTATCGCTGCCTTCAAGCCCGTTACAGCAGCTCCTACTTCGATCATTCCATCCCCTCCTGTAAAAACCATAAGTTTGGCGACATCAGAACAGCCCTGCGGGCTCGGCCTCGACATCCCAACTGAAGATCAGCACCTCGCTGGCCTCCGAGCCCTTGCCGCCGCCGACGGTGTAGCGGATGTCGGTGGTCTCGATGTGGTAGCCGGTGAAGATCCGGCGGATGTCGGGGTGGTCGTTGAGGCTGATGATCGCCTTGCCCTTGAGCCGCCCCAGGATCTCAGCCATCTCCTCATACTGCTCGATACCAAAGCCGACGCCATAGCCTTCAGTTTGCCAGTATGGCGGGTCCATGTAGAACAGCGAGTGCGGCCGGTCGTAGCGGCGGATGCACTCCTGCCAGGCCAGGTGCTCGATGTAGGTGCTGGCCAGGCGCAGGTGGGCCGCCGAGAGTGTCTCCTCGAGGCGCAGCAGGTTGAGGCCCGGCGGCGTGGTGGTGGCGGTGCCCCAGCTCTGCCCCTCGATCCGGGCGCCGAAGGCGCTCTGCTGCAGGTAGTAGAACCGGGCGGCTCGCTGGATGTCCGTCAGCGTCTCCGGGCGGGTCATCTTCTGCCACTCGAACACCTGGCGGCTGGAGAGCGCCCACTTGAACTGCCTGACGAACTCCTCCAGGTGGTGCTGCACTACGCGGTAGAGGTTCACCAGCTCGCCGTTGACGTCGTTGAGCACCTCCACCTCGGCCGGTATCGGGCGCAGGAAGTAGAGCGCGGCGCCGCCGGCGAAGGGCTCGACGTAGCATTGGTGGGCCGGCATCAGCGGAAAGATCTTGTCAGCGAGACGGCGCTTGCCGCCCATCCAGGGAATGATCGGGGTAGCCACGAGGCGCCTCCTTTGGCACAGGTATGGAGCTCGTGGCTCTCTGGTTGAGGTACCCGCAGCGCGGGCACTTGATCTCGATGCGGTCGTAACGGCTGGCCCGGGCCAGCTTGCGGTTGCACTCGGTGCAGCGTATCTCGTCCATCGCCTAATCAAGCCTTCTAACGTTCTAACGTTTGGCTTAGACTCGATCCCGCCTCGCGCGAGGTGGGGAGCCTTGGCCGGCTTGCAGGCATGCTCTGCGGGTTCGGCGGCCGCCCTGGGTGCTCCACCACCCCGAGCGGTCGCTCCTCTTCACCATCTTCCCAGCGTTATACCCCCAACTCCTCCTTGAGCTGGTCAATCTTGGCTTGGTCGTCTGGGTCATCGACCTCAATCAGCAGGATCTTCGGGGTCATGTCGGTGCCTGGGTGGTCGCGGGAGACCAGCGGCGGCATCCTCCTGTCCGGCTTCACGACCACGTAGGTGCCCGAGCGTGGGTCATCGCCTACCGCCTGCAGCTCCTGGACACGGCCGATGGCGCCGATGATGTGGTAGTCCGAGACCTTCACCGTGCCGATCTCGGCGTCCGAGATGCGTGTGACCGAATAACTTGATGCCATGAGGTTGCTCCATCAGTGGATTGGCCCTACCACCCTAGCTTCTCGCTCCTCCTTCAACAGCCTGTTTCTTAGGGGCGGCGGTCGCCCTGGGAGCCCTCACACCCCGGGCGGTCGCTCCTCTTCAGTTCGTCAACTCTCCACCATCTCGTAGGCGAACACCTGGAACTCTTCGCCCAGCCGCTCCAGGCTGCCGATGTGGGTGCCGATGATGTAGTGGTAGTTGGTGCCGGGTACCACGGTGGTGTCTTCGTACCACAGCCCAGATTCGCCTGTCGGGGGCGCCAGGTCGGCGCGTTGCAGCGTGGCGGCGTTGATCGGCGCCGGCAGGCTGTTGGGGTCCAGAGGCTGAGTGTCGCGGTAGATGTCGAAGCCGTCCTCGCTGTCGTTGAAGGTCTCGAAGTTGAGCACCGCGATGCCGGGCTTGGAGGGTACGCCGGCGAGGACCTCTACCCCCGCCGAGGTCAGCCGCGCCCCGCCCTCGTGCACGTCGTCGGTCAGGACCTCGACCCCGGCCGAGGTCAGACGCGCCCCGCCCTCGTGCACGTCGTCGGTCAGGACCTCTACCCCCGCCGAGGTCAGGCGGACGTCATCGCTCGCCATCAGATCACCTCATGCCGTGAGTAGAGACCATTGACCTCGGTCTCGGTGAAGGCGCTCGCGGTATCGGGGTTCTGCTCCAGGACGCCCGACTTGTCGAAGCGGTAGGTGTCGTCCAGCAGAGGCTGATCGGCCCCGGCGAGCACCGTGCCCGTGCTGAGTCGCAGCTCGTGACGGGCGTCGTTGGTGCCGCTGGTGTCGCGCTTGGCCACAGCGTGGAACTTGAGGGCGTAGATGCCTAGGGATGTGCCCAGGGCCGCGTACTCGTACTCCGAGGTATCGCCGACGGTGCTGGCCACCACGTAGCTGGTATCGCCGTCGTGCGGCTGCTCATCGACCATCGCGAAGCCGTCGGTACCGCTCAGCGGAATGAAGTCGGCCTGGGCCCGATCGGCATTGGGCGCCAGTGAATGGATGCGGTGGGGCACCAGGTCGGTCATGTGGTGGTCGGCCACCACCACGTCATCCACCAGCAGCTCGGTGGAGTCGATATCGAGGCCGATATGCAGATAGGTCGAAGTACTCGCGAAAGTCTGATCGTTCAGCGTCACCGTCGTGCCGTTGAGGCGCACCTTGATCCAGCCGTCCGCAGCACCGCCGGATGATTCCCCCTGAACGTCAAGGGCCAGGTAGTAGTAGCCGCCTTCAACAATGGTGCCCACCGGAAAAATCTCGGGATCAACTCCAGAGGTGTAGAGGGTCACCGACCCGTCGCTGGCGATGGACACGGTAGCCAGCTCATAGGCCGTAGAGGTGGAGGGGCTGTAAGATAAGCGGATCACCCGGTTGGTGGCGCCGAGCAGGCCATTGAAGAGAAAGTGTAGACGGACCCCAAGTTGCGACCCCGCCCGGAAGTCTATTCCGTTACTGGTGTTTAGGTTACCGGAGCGCAAACCCTCCCCGTTAGACCCGGTCACCCGCAAGGCCTGGCCGCCCCAACGGCCGCCTCCGGCCTGGATGCTGGCCGCTGTGCCCCGAAACGTCCAGATCGAGTCCTGGAACAGGACATCGTCGGGGGTGAGGGGGCTGTCGAACCCATCCATCGTCAGAATCGTCATATCACACCTCGTCTGCCTGGAAGTAGGCGTCGATCATCTGCACCGGCGAGAACAGCCGCAGGCGCTGGGTGGCGGATTGCCAGCAGGCCAGGCCGTCGCGCAGCGAGCGGATCTCCACCACCACGTAGGTCGAGCCAGAGGGCGGCTCGTCGGTGGCGATGTCGACGCTGTAGCTGGTGTCGGTGCCCAGGTCCTGGCGCAGGTACTCGGTGAGCACGCCGTTGCCGTCCTCGCCGTAGAGCACCACCTCGAAGGTCACGCCGGCCTCGGGGGTGACGTGGCCATCGCTCCAGCTGTTGAGCACCGCGGTCTCGTCGAGGCGGTTGCGGCCGGCCCAGGTGACCAGCGCCGGGTAGTCCGGCGGGATCTCCTGGTCGGGCCACAGCTCGCCGTTGACCTGGACGTTGGCCGGCCGGTACGGAAGGTGCAGGCGGCCACTCATGGTGGTGGTCACGTCGGCGGCGGCGCTGACATCGAGCTGGCCGTTGGCGGTGTTGGTGAGCAGGCGCACGGTGGCGGTCTCGCTGAGCGCGCGCTCGACGCCGGTGCTGCCGAGCACGTCGCCGTGCAACGCCCACACTGGGGTGCCGGCGGGCCATTCCTGGGGCACGGTATCCAGCACGCCGCGGGCGATGTGGTGGCCGGCGGTGTCGACGGCCTTGATCAGCCCGAGCTCGCCGGTCGGGTCAATGGGGCCAATCCACACCAGTGTGCCCTGCACGAAGTTCTCGCCACCCGCCAAGGAGTCCAGGCCCCCGAGGATGGTGATGGTCTCGCGGGGGATGTCGGCCTGCAGCAGGCCGCGCCCGGCGAGATCGACGGTACCGGCGCCCGTCCACACCGTGTCGCCGTTGGCGTCGGGCACCTGGTGCATCAGCTCGTAGTCGAACACCCCGCCCAGGTCGTGGGCGCCGAACACCAGGTCGAAATCGCTGGTATCGTCCACCGCCTCGGCGGCGGCATCGCCGATCTGCTGGGCCAGGGCGAAATACGGCACCGAGGTGATGTGCTCCCAGGTCAGCGGCTCGGGGTCGCGGGCCGGATTGACCCAGGCCGAGCCGTCGGACTCGACGTAGGACTGCGCCGGCATGCCGAACACGTCCTCGATCAACGAGAGGGTGATCTTGCTGTCGCCCGGCTTGCCGTAGTCGACGTCGGTGATGCGCATGGGGATCGACTCGAAGCCGTAGTCGGGCCAGGTCAGCGCGATGACGTCACCCGGGAGCAACCGCCAGCCCTCCCGGTTGGTCTCCAGCTCGGCGGTGGCCAGGGCGCTGGAGCCCACCAGCAGGTCGCGGGTGGCGCAGCGCAGGGCCAGCTCGGCGGTACGGATGCCGATGTACTCGACGGTGTCACTGACGATCTCGCCGCCCTGCAGGTTGACGTTGGCGGTGTCGTGGACGGTGACGGTCTCGGTCTGCTCGTTGGCCGGGTTGGTCCAGACGACGTTGATCTCGTTGATGGTGTCGCCCCAACCCTTGCGATCGAAGGCCCGCAGGGTGCTGTTGTGGGGGCCGAACACGGGCAGTTGCTCGGGGTCGTAGTCGTCGCGCACCAGCTTGAGGCGGATGCGCCCGGTGAAGGGGTCGCGGCCCAGGGCGCCCTCGATGGTGTCCTGGATCTCGCCGACGAACTCCTCGATGGACTGCTGGCGATGCCACAACAGGGCCAGCCCGAAGCCCTCGCCGGCGAGCGTCGCGGCGGCATCGATGAACGACTGGTCGTCGAACAGCGAAGCCGGGCGACCCATGCCCCACTCGCGGTTGGTCAGGCACTCGTAGATGATCGCCGCCGGGTTGGCGAGCTGCATGCCGTCGACGACGATCACCGGGTCGAGCCCACTCGGCAAGCCCTTGCAGGCCCGCCGCACTTTCGCCCAGAGCGACTTGACCATGGCGGTATTGGAGCCGATGTTGGCCCCCGCTCGCCCGCTGGAACCCCCGTGGATGAAGAAGCTCAGCACCCCCCGGTAGCCCGGGAGCTGGTCGGGGTCGGCGGTGTCGGAGGCGCCGTTGCGCTGCAGACTCGCCGCCAGCGCGTCGCTGACGAGCTGTGCCGCCCCGCCGAACATCACGTCGATCACCCCAACGAATCCGCCCTCGCGCTTGGGCCCGCCGAACAGGTTCGGCTTGCTGACGCCGGTCGAGCCGTTGGCGGCGATCGGCGTGTCGACGATGCGCTTCTCGCCGTAGCGGATCTCCAGGATCTCGTCCGCCTCATGGCAGACCCCGTAGTGGGCCGCGATGTAGTAGTCGGTGACTGGCTGCTTGGCGCTGCCGCCCTTACTGCCCATCGCGGATCTCCTTTCTCTTGGCCTCTACGATATGCCGGGCCCGCCAGTCGCCGGCGGCGATGAACGCCTCGGCGTCGATGCCCTCGGCCAGGAACGCCCGGAAATCCAGGTCGTGCCGATCGAACCAGCGCTTGGCCCCCCAGCAGCAGTGGTAGCGCCGCACGTCGTCGATGGTGATCCTCATGCGCTCACCTCGTACTGGCGCTTGTCGACATCGCCGTAGTAGAGGACGTTCGGGTTTGTGACGGTAATCTCGCCGAACACCACCGGGATGGGCTTGCCGGCCTCGGCGCTGGGCTCGCGCAGGTCCTGCGCCTGGGCCCGGCTGGCCTTCTTGGGCCGCACCAGCAGGTAGGCGATGACGTTGAGCACGAAGGCGACGGCGAGCGATACCCAGAATCCCATGACCGGTCCTCCTCAGTTGTAGATGCGCGTGGTGCCGTGGGGGTTGTCCAGCGGGATATAGGGCATCCCGCCGTAGCGCGGCGCGTTGGCGAAGATGTCGCGACAGTCCCCCAGGGTGTGGCGGCAGCCCTTGGCAAGCTCCACGCTCTCGCTGGGCTCCAGGTGACGTGGCGCACCGGCGAGCGTCAGGGTCGAGGTGCCGGCCTGGGCGTTCTGGACGATGCCCAGCACGGTGCGCTGCTCCAGGGGCAGGCCGAGGGGCTGCCAGGAGACGACCCCGCCGCGGTACTGGTCCTCGATCAGGCCGCTGACGGTGATGGTGCGCGGGTCCACCGAGGTGACCCCCACCGTGATGCTGTGGGCGTTGCGATCGGCCTGGCACTGCGGGCCATACAGCACGTGCGGGCACATGTACTGCCAGTGCCAGCGCAGCCCGGTGCGGCGCAGGCTGGTGTCCACCGATTCGCCGTGCAGGGCGGCCAGGTAGCCGCTTCGCTTGCACGAGAGGATGCTGCCGATCCACACCGCCATCGGCGTGGTGATGGCGCCGGCCTCGGCGTCCCAGTGACAGCGGAAGATGGTCAGGCCGACCACGTCGCTGGGCGGGTAGACCAGGAACAGTTGGGCGATCTCGGCCTGCTCGTCGATCTCGATCTCCATGTCGGAGCGATCGAGGCTCTGCGAGGCAACGATCGGCTCGCGGTCGAGTCCCGCCACCGGCTGGTAGGTGATGGTGTCGTGGGTGATCGCGAAGTCGGCATCGGTGTAGGCCAGGATGGTGCCGACCCCCGGGCCGTAGCTGAATCGATAGAGCTCGATAGGCTCGCCCAGGGCGTCGCTGAGCTCGATGGTCTCGGTGGTCATAGGTCCTCCAGCACCTGGAACGCGAGCGTGGTCTCGGCGACGGCGGCGGTGATCCAGCGGATCCGCAACTCGTCACTGGCCAGGCGGCAGCGCGGCAGCCAGCAGCACTTGGCCACCTCGTGGGCCTCGATGGTGCGCGGCCAGGCGGCGTCCAGCGCCAGCTTGGGGTTTTCGGCCTCGGAGAGATCCGCCCCGGTCACCTGGCGGAACAGCTCGGTGCCATCGGTGAGGCGCACGTAGACGTTGCGGTAGACGCGCTCGGCGTCCATGCGATCGGCGTCCTCGATGTCGCGAATCGGCAGCGCCTGGCTGCCGTCGAGCAGCGTGGTGGCGGCCGGCAACGGCAGGTCGTCGTCCTGGGTGGGGGCATAGCACTCGCCGCGCCGGCCGCGCATGCGCAGGAAGAATTGCTCGATCGCCCGCACAGCGTCCCGTCCCTCGAGGGTGAAGGCGAACTTGCGGATGTCCTTGGGCGCGTCGTGTGGGGTGCGGGTGGCGAACTGGCCGCGGCCGCTGTCGAGCCACTCGAAGGCCCAGCGGTGGTCGACCTGAGGCCGGGTCACCCAATTGGGGCGCGCCAGAAACACCTCGCGGTCGCGCCAGGTGACCGGGGCCGCCGGGAGGTCGAGCTGCCCGGTCTGGTGCATCTCGGTGAAGGCCAGCGACATCTCGCCCACCGCCGCGGTGTAGCGCCGCGCCGAGAGCGAGGCATCGGCGTGCACGATCAGCCCCGGATAGGCGACGCTGCCCGCCGGGTAGGGGTAGGCCGTGGGCGAGTTGAGGGTGACGGTGGTGCCGACGATGTCGGCGACCTCGATGGCCTGGGTGTTGCCGCCGCCGCGGAGCACGATCAACTGCCCCACCTCGAGCTCGGGCATCGTCTCGTCGAGCTCGAGGATCTCCGCCCCGGCCGGGAGGCCAGCGAAACCGACGCCGCGGGCCCAGTCGGCCATGGCGTAGTTGCGATTCTGCCAAGTCGAGAGCAGGCGATTAGCCCGGCGGCTGCCCTCGCCATCGACCAGCGGCGTGAAGGCCAGAGTGCGCCGTGGCAGGTGGCGCAGAGCGATGCGCTGCTCGCTGCCATCGAAGGCCTCGAGGATCTCGGTGCGGCAGGCCAGGGTCTCCTCGTAGGGGTGCTGCCAGTTGGGGGCGATCGACCACTGGATGATGCGCTGACCCACCACGGTGAAGTGCGGCGAGCCCTCGGCGGTCGCGAAATCGAGGTCATACCGAGCATCAATGCTGGCCGGGCCATCGGGGTGCACGGCGACCGCCAGGATGAAGTTCTCCAGCGGGGCGAACGTGTAGGGCAGCGTGGGCCCGGAGACGTCGATGCCCTCGCCGGCGGTGACCAGGATGTCGTCGAGTTGGCGGGTGGTGCGGTAGGCGTTCCACACCTCCACCTCGCGCTGTGTCGTTGCGGTGATCGAGCCGACGCGCAGCTCGCCGGGCACCACCCAGATGGTGTCGTAGACGTCGCCCACCGGGCTGGCCGCCACCGCCCCGCCATGGCCATCGGGCAGCGCGGCGTTGGGCAGGTTGTCGGTCAGCGCACCCTCGAGGTAGGGGATGCCGATGTCGTACACCTCGGGCGGCTGGACGAACGGGATGGCCTCCGCCCCGGAGGTGTAGAGCGAATCGGACCACTCGACGAAGACGCTGGGGATCACCGACGGCATAGGATCAGGCCCTCAGCACCGCAATGCCCATGTACTCGGTACCGCCGATCACCCCGTCGGGATGGTCGGCGTCGTAGCTGGTGCCGCGGGTCTTGTTGCCCAGCGGGAAGAGCTGCCAGTCGTTGGCGCCGAAGGTGATCACCTGCTCGGGGTTGAAGTCGTCGATATGGATCATGCGCACACCGGCGACCGCGCCGATCGGCACCCAGAAGTCGTCGATCTCGAAATCGGCGCGGATCAGGAAGGGCGCCATGGGCGCGGCGGCGTTGTGCAGCGGCAAGCCGGGGTGGATGAGCCGGCGATTGTCGTTATCGGTGCAACCGCCGTAGAGGGCGGCGATGCCATCGGTGTCGACGATGCTGTTCTGGTTGACGTCGGCATGGCTGAAGGCGAAGCGCCCGACGCCCAATGGCGCATTGGCACCGTCCAGCAGCACCCCGCCCATGCGCTCGGCGATGCTGCCGGCGTCGTAGCGATTGGCCCCGCCGAACAGCATGTGATTGTAGGACGACTCCCAGGCCCGGCGGTGGTTGCTACTGAACGACGAGTTGCTCGTGGTCCAGAGGGTGCCGTCGGCCACCGCCCCGCAGGTCCAGTCGCCGTAGCGCTCCAGGTAGCCGAAGTGCAGGTGGTGGTAGTCCCCCGGCAGGGAGTTGATCACCATATGGCACCAAGGCTCGGGGCTGTTGCCGCCGAACAGCCAGACGTTGGCCAACCCGCTGATGGTGTCGACGTGGGCGGTGAAGGTGTCGGCGCCCTTGGTGACCTGGCAGGAAATCTCGCTGCCGTGGGGATCGTTGTCGGCGTGGCCGAGCACGAAGGTAGCCTCGCTGGCCTTGGGGTCGATGGTGGCAATCTCGTTGCCGCTGTCATAGCTCGCCGTCCAGCCGAGTTGCACGCTGGTGAAATCGACCAGCTCGGAGAGCACCTCGCCGACGGTCGCCGGTACAAAGGAGGTAAAGGCCATGGCTACTCTCCAGGGTCAGTCCAGCGCGAGGGCCCAGAAGCCCTCGAAGTCGCTGCGGTAGGCGTTCTGGACGACGAGGTGATCCACCCCGCCGACCGTGATCAGATCCTCGGCGGCATTGCCGATCCCGGGGACGTGATAGACGCCGTCGAGGGCCATCAGCGCGCCCTTGGCCTCGCTGCGATCGATGATCGTGGTCACCGGCGAGAGCAGATAGCCGCCGCCCAGCAAGGGCCTGGCCTGCTCCAGGAAGTTGTTGCCGATGAGCCCCGCCCCCGCCCAGGGGTAGGTGGTGGCACGCTGGCCGTTGTAGTCACCGTTATCGAAGTACTGCCAGCTTCCCCCGGGCAGCCGCACCAGCAGGGAACGGCCGCCCGTGGCGCTGCTGTTGAAGGCATCTTCGCTTGTCTTGTCGCGCGGCCCCGGGTCGACGAAGTTGGTATGCAACCAGGTGTCCACCGAGTAGCGCAGGGCATAGGTCTCGCTGCTGCCGCCGATGACCAGCGGGTAGGGGTAGCCCGCCGGGGTGGAGAAGGCCAGGCCCAGGCCGCCGTAGCAGGCCTCGTAGACCGTCGAGCACTTCCAGATCGCCACGAAGCGCCTGCCGTTGGCGACGAACCAATAGGGCATGGCGCTGGAAAACGCCGGCGTCCACATCCGCGGCGAGGTGTTGATGTGGTCGTCGTAGGCCAGCGAGGTATCCAGCACCCCGTCGTGGCCGCACAGCGCCACGCCATAGACGTCGTTGGTGGCGTCGGCATGCAGGTTGAACGACACGTAGATGTTGTCGCCCCCGGCCAGCCCTGGCCCGCGCAGCAGGAACTGCGAGGCGCTATCGGCCCCCACCACAGGGTGCGCGGCATCCGGATGGGTCCACTCCTCCGTCCACGCCTCGCCGGCGTTGACCAGGTCGGCGTTGGCGGTCAGGAAAGCGTAGAGCTGGTTGTACAGATCCAGGTGATCCGTCGCGGTGCCCGTCACATAGGCCGTCATGTCATCTCCTGTTGCTGCCGAACAGCGCCTGGTACTTGCTGCGGTTGCGCGATACGTGGTTGTAGATCGCCGCCTCTCCGGCCGGGGTGGCCAGGCCGGCGGAGGTCATCTCACCGGCGTCGAACATGTTGTAGTTGTGCACCACCGGGGGCTCGCCAGAGGCGCCGCGCTGGTTGTCGCGATGGCGCGGGTCGTTGCTGGTCAGCACCTCCTCGCCCTTGCGCAGGATCGCTGGTACCTCGTCGGGGGCCAGGCCGGCGATACCGCCGGTGTGGTAGCGCGGGGCGGTGCCAAACAGATCGCGAGGCGTGCCGCCCTGGCCGACCACGCCGCCGCCGTGGAACTGCAGTGCCCCGGCGATCGCGCCGCCGATGCCGCCGCCGCTGCTGTTCTGCAGGGCGTTGAAGATGGCCTGCTGGATGATCATCTGCGCGATCTGGCGCAGGAAGTCGGCGGCGAACTGGGCGAAGGTGTCGCCCAGGCTGTCGATGGCGTCCTTGCCCTGGGCGATGTCGGAGGCGAAGTTGCCGAGCGCATCGGCGGCGCCATAGGCGAACTCGGCATTGATGGCCTGGGCGCTGATCAGGCCCTGATTCATCTCGGCGATGCGGCCCCGCACCTGCTCGGCGGCATGCTCGAGGGCGGCAGCGTACTCGGGGAACTCGGCCTTGAGCCGCTCGATCAGCGCCAGCTGACGCTCCAGGGAGCGTGCCGGGTCGGCCTGGTCGAGGATCCGCTGGAGATCCTCCTCAGCCTGCTGCTGAGCCTGCTGGCGCTCACGTTCGGCCTCGGCGCGGCGTTCCTCGGCCTCGGCCAGGGCCTGGACCTCCTCGGCCTGACGCACGATCGAGGCGGCCAGCGTCTCGCCCTCGACGCCGAGACGGGCGACGTCGTCGGCCAGGTCGCCGACGGTCAGGCGGTACTTGAGCACCGCCGCCTCGCCCTCGCCGAAGGTGGCGATCTGCTGCTGGAGGCCCGAGTCGAGGTTGGTCAGCGTGGACAGCGCCCGCTCCATGGCCTTCTGGGCCTCGCTGGTACCGCTGCCGCCGCCCGGGATGATGGGCTTGTTGGAGCCATCATCATCGTCGTCGCCGGCGGGAGAAGGCGGCGCACCGGGGGTGTCGGTACCCGGCCCGCCGCCCACCCGCGCCCAGTAGTCGGCGATCTGTCCCTGCAGCCGGCCTAGCTCGGACTGGAGCTCCTCGTCGTCCCAGTACTCGATCAGCCCGGTAGGACCGAACAGGCGCAGACGCTGCCCTTGACCCACCAGGCTGCGGCTGGGGGTGTCCAGCATCTTGCGGATCTCCTGGACGCGAGCATTGAGCCGGGGCAGGTCGTCGGCGGCCACGCCGTGCAGGCGGGACGCGGCCTCCTCGCTCAACCACTTGGTGAACTCGACACCATTGGTGGTGGCCTGGCCCAAATACCCCGCGAGATCGGCCACTGCCGTGCCGAGAGTGACCATCGACTGGGCGAACTGCGGGTCGGTGATGATATCGCGCAGTTCGTCGATGGCGTCGACGAAGCCCTGGGTCTCACTGGGGCCGAAGGTCTGGATCAGATCGTTGCGCAGCTGGGTCAGCGCCTGGCCGACTGTGCGCTGCATGTCCTGGAAGTCGCGCTCGATGCCGTCGGCGGTGCTCAGCAGTGCCCGGGTCACTGTCTCGCCGGTGAGCCGTCCCTCCTCGCCGAGCTTGCGGAGCTCGCCGATCGTCACGCCCAGCCCCTCGGCCAGCGCCCTGGCCAGGCGCGGGCTGTTCTCGAGCACGCTGTTGAGCTCCTCGCCGCGCAGGGTGCCGGAAGCGATGCCCTGACTGAGCTGCAGGATAGAGGCCTCGGCCTCGGTCGCACTGGCGCCGGAGACGATGAAGGATTGGTTGATGGCCCGGGTCAGGGTGAGGAGCTGGTCGTTGGAGAGGTTGAGCTCCTCGGTGGCCCGGGCCAGCCGGGCATAGAGGTTGACCGTGGCCCCGAGTCGCTGGCGGGTCTCATTGGCGAGCTCGTAGGTCTCGCGCTGGACCTCGTTGAGCTCGGCCTGGCTGTCGGTGACCAGGCGGATCTGGCTCTCCAGGTTGGTGTAGGTATCGGTCGCCCGGACAAACGCACGCAGCACCAGGCCAGCCCCCACGGCGGCCAGCGCATTTCTCAGTGTACCGGCGGCATCCGAGACGCCCTTGATTCGCCGCTGGGTGCGATCGGCCTCTCGCCCCAGCTTGCGCATGCTGCGTTGGGCACGATCACCGCCCTGGGTCATACCGCCCAGCTCGCGCTCAACCGCGCCGATCTGCCGCCGAGCCTGCTGGAGGTCGGCGCGCATGCGCAATGCGAGTTCGAGGTTGCGATCGGCCATCAGGATTCCCGGTCACGCAGTTGACGGATGGTTTCGGCGGGCTTGCCGCCCCAGGCCACGGCCACCGCCTCGATCAGGTCGGCGCGGTGTTCATTGCGGCGTCTTTGGCACAGTTGGTAGAAGCGCTGGATCTGCCGCCAGGTCAGTCGGCTGGCGATGTCGGCGGGGTCGCATCCGTAGCCGGCATGGATGAGGGCGTCGAAGATCTCGGCGAGGGGGACAGGTTGGCCGCCAGACTCTTGAGCCCCCCGGCCAGCCCCCCGCCGAGGACCAGCCGCCGCATAAAAAAAGCGCTGTTGACCCGCCAGAAGGCCATGGAGAGCGACAGGCCGTCGGCGTCGGCGAGCTGCTCGACCCATGCCACGTCCTTGCCGATGCTCATGGCGATCAGCTGGAGCCAGGCATCGCTGTGCTCGGCGATCACGCCGTCCAGTACCTCCGGCTCGATGTCGTCGGCCTCCAGGTGCTCACGCAGGGCGGCCAGGATCGGCCGCCCCAGGGCGATCGCCCGCAGGCCCTCGGCATAGCGGAACTCGCGGACCCGGATCTTCTCCCCGCCGATGCGCAGAGTCTCGTCGGGGAAGAGGATCTCGGGGTCCTGCTCGGGGCGATGGTCGCTCATGCGCTGCTGTCCTCCTGGTTAACCGGCGGCGCGGCCGTCGATGTAGACCTGGGCGTAGCCGTCGCGCTTCTGCACCGCGAGGTTGAAGGCCATCTCCACCGGGTTGTCGCGGCCCTTGAGGGCCAGCTCGCCGTCCGGGGTGAGGCGCACCCCGGGAATGAAGACGTCGCTGGCATCGCCGTCGGTGTTGTCGGCGTAGAAGCGCAGTTCGCCCTCGCGCGGCGACTCGTTGTGGCTGGCCACCCGGGAGCGGGTCTCGGCCGCCGGGGTGTAGTCGACGTGCAGGGTCTCCTCGGCGATGGTGCCGCCCTCGAGGATCTCCAGCAGGCCGATCTCGGCATGAACCACATAGTCGGTACCGGCCACGTAGGTGGTGGTGTCGGTCTCGTCCTGGACGTCCACCGCCGAGACGTTGCGCACCCCGCCCGGGTTGGCGGTCGAGGCCCCCAACTGGTAGAAGCGCCCGGGCTGCACGGCGATGGCCTCGTCGGTCACGACCGTGCCGTCCTGGGTGACGTCGCTGACGTCGCCGACGATGAACAGCGCCAGGTTGTCGGGGTTGATGTCGCGGCCGGTCATGCGGCCGGAGCGGGTCACGCGGATCGGGATGTCGCGGATTTGCTCGGCGATCGCGCCGTCGCTGTCATCGACGGTGATGCTCTCGCTCTGGGCGGTGATCGCGAAGGCGGGGGTCTGGGCGAAGTAGCGCAGGCCCTCGTAGCCGCTGCCGTCGGCCTTCTTCGGGTTGAAGTAGCACTTGCCCGCCGGGATGACGATGTTGGCGTCTTTGGCCATGACTTAGCCCTCCTGCTTGGCGGCCTTGCCGCCGGTGGCCGGGGTGGCGGAAATGTGGCCGCTCTGGGTCAGCCGCTCGATCTGGCGCTCGGTCAGCCGTGGCTTCTCGTCGCCGCCGGGCTCAAAGCGCTTGCTGCCCTGGATCAGCGGCTTGGCCAGCGTGACCTCGCGGCGCGGGGCGGGGGTGGGTGTCTTGGTGCTCACGGTCGGTCTCCTCAGTCCACGGACTGGTTGGTCAGCAGGTCGATGCCCCACTGGAGCGGGAAGTAGCCATAGCCGCCCGGCGTGAAGGCCGGGCGTGGGGCGCTCTCGCGCACCATGCGCCCGAACCCCTTGGCCGGTTTCCAGCCGCCCAGGGCCTGGATGACCTTGGTAATCAGCGGCCCGGCGGCCTCGCGCACGCCCTCGCCGCTGTGCTGGCCCTTGGCGGAGCGCACCGAGACCACGGTCATCCAGCGCTGGGTGATGCGGTGGTAGTCGCCCTGGTCGACGGCATCGCCGCCGGGCACCTGGTCGCCGGCGTAGAGCACGATCACCGCCGGGGTGACCTGCCGGCCCTGGGCGACGCCGGCGAGATCCGGCGCGGTAAGGATCGTCACGCCCTGCAGCTCACTCTCGAGGCGGGCAATGATCGCCGGCTCGGCGGCAAGGTAATCGCTGTTCATCAGAAGCCCCCTCCCGGCATCACCCGGCCGGCGCTCTGGAAGTCGGCGCTGCCGGCGGTGGGCTCGTCAGCGTCGCCGCCGATCCCCAGCAGCACCTCGCCCTTGGCCACCGCACGCAGGAACTTGATGGCATCCTCGTAGCGCTTGGTGACCTGGTCGGTGGCGTGCTCGTCGTAGAGCCGGTAGCGGGCGATGTCGCAGGCGTAGGCCTGGATGATGCTCGGCACCGGATCCAGCGGCACGTCGTAGCCCCCGGCCGCCACCCGCCCGTCGATCTCGCCGCCGGCGTCGCTGATGGCCAGATCGATCTCGCCCTGGTCGATGGCGCCGGCCCCGTCGTCGGCGAGCTGCAGCAGCTCGTCCTGGCCGAAGCGATCGATGAGATCCTGGAGGGTGATGTACGGCATCGGTTAGGCCTCCGGCTCGCCGTCGTCCTCGGCCGGGAAAGTGCATTCCTCGACCTCGAGGGTGGGGTCGGCATGCAGCTGCTCGAGCTGCTCGTCGGTCAGCGCCGAGAGCGCGATGCCGTGGCCCTCGCGAGTGAAGCGGAAGCCGGCCCGCCGGCGTGAGCCATAGCGCTTGCGGGTGCGCACGAATACCGCGGGGATCTCGCCCGGGGTGCGACTGTCTTTCGGGTCCTTCGCGGCCGTTTTGGCATCGACCTGGATAGCCTCGCCTTGTGAGGGGCCATCCTTGGCGGGCGCATTCGTGGCCGATTCCTGGGTGGCGGCGTCCTTGGTCTGGGTGGCCTCGTCCTGGACGGGCGCGGCCTGGGTATCCTGGCCCTGCGGCTGGGCCTTCTCCTCGGCGGCCTGCGCCTTGGGCTGGGCAGCCTTGGAGGCGGTCTTGCTGGTCGGCTTGCGGGTCGTCATCGTCTCTCTCCTCAAGCCACGCCCGCATCAGGCGGGCGTGGCGCCGGGTCATTGGCTGACGCTCAGCCTCGGGCGTCGCTCAACGTCAGGCGTTGGCCAGCCAGGCGTTGAGAACCAACTGCGAGGTGTTCTGCCAGGGGTTGGTGGCACCGGCCGCGTCGCGCTCGTTCATGAGGATCACGCGGGCATCGCCCTCCAGGGTGTTGGGCACCATGGTGTGGGTGTGGCGCAGCCCCAGCGGGCGGCCGTGATCTCCCTTGAGGGTCGTCAGGCGCTCGCGGGCTGCCTTGTAGTTGGCCGCGTTGAACGTCTGCTTGGAGCGCACCACCAGCTGCCACAGCCCCGGGCCGGCGTTGACCCGCGCGTCGGTACCGAAGAGGAAGTCGTCGGTGAGGAACACCTTGGAGTCCATCAGGTCGGTCAGGGCGCGGAAGTCGTAAGCGCGGCGGCGCTGGAAGATCATCGGCTTGATGGCCCGCGAGAGGTCCATCACGTACCAGGCCGGGCCGCTGCCGCCCATGTCGTTGGAGACCGAGGTCTCGGCGCCGCTGGCGTCCAGCACCGGGTGGTCGGTGTCGAACAGGTTCTGGCCGTCGTAACAGAGCGGGTTGGCTTCCAGCACCTCGACGGACAGCTCGTTGGGATGTTCCCGGGAGCTGCGGCCGAACTCCTCGAAGGTGGGCGCATAGAGGCCGTAGGTGTCGTCCTCGATGGCATCACGGGGCACGCCGGCGGTCAGCTCGAACTTGCGGTTCTTGATGCTGAAGTCGGCGCCCTCGAGGCCATGCACGACCCGGTCGCCCAGCCACTCGCGCATGCGCGGCAGCGTCTTGAGCCAGGGGTAGACCTCCACGGCGGTGGTGCTGTTGACCGTGGTGCAGAACAGCTCGTAGAGCGCGCCTTCCTCGCCCAGGCTGTTGAAGCCCTGCTGGAAGTTCGTGCGATAGGCCTTGAACAGGGCCTGGAGATTGGCGGATGTGAGATCCATGTCGGGCTCCTATCAGGCGGTGGGATCGATGCGGACCCAGACCCCGTTGTCGTCGACGTCGTCGACGACGCCGGCGGCTGAGCGGGTGCCGGTACCATCGGTGGCGGCCACGGTCTGGTCGTCGACCAGGTAGCAGGCCGAGCCGATCATGGTGCGATCGATCGGGTCGCCGCCGTCGTTGGCGAAGTGGAAATAGCCGCGCTCGATCTCGACGGCCTGGTCGCCATCGGCGCCACCGACGTTGTCCTGGTAGTGGTGGAACACGCCCAGGGCGGTGAGGCCGGTGGCGGTGCTGGCCGGCTCGGCGTAGCCGGTGGCGTTGCCTACGGCGATGGCGCCGGCGTAGCACAGGGCCCCGGCGGCGACGGGGGCGCTACGCCGGTTGCCGGCGCGGGTCGGGGTGTTGCGGTTCTTGGTAGCGGCGACCATGGTCTCGCTCTCCTCTCAGTGACGTGGCGGGCCGTTACTCGGCGTCCTCGACCGGGTTGGCCTGGCGGTACTGCTCGGGCGTGAGGTCCATCGACTTGCAGACGGCCAGCTCGGCCTCGGAGAGCTCGCCGTCCTTCGGCTTGTCGCCTGCCTGGGGCGACTTGCCGGCGGTCTGGGTACCGCCCTTGAGCGCGGCGATGCTCGGCGCGTCCTTCATGTGGGCCTTGAGGGCGGCCATCCCCTGCTGACGTAGCCAGTCGGCGGTGGCCTTTCCGGCGATCCGGCCATCCTTCAGGCCTTCGTCGATCAGGCGGTCCATCTCCTGGTCCTCGCCCTGCTTGGCGGCGGAGAGCGCGGCCACGGCCTCGTCGTAGACGGCCTTGGGCACGAACTTGGCGGGGTCTGGCTCGGCCGCCGCCGGCTGAGCATCGACCTTGGACTTGAGCGCGGCGACCGCCTCGGCGGGCTTGTCGTCGTCCTTCAGCGCCAGCGCCTGGCGCACGCCATCGGCCTCGCCGGCCTTGGCCTTCAGCGCGGCGATGGCGCCGTCGATCTGCTCGTCGGTGGCGTCGGCCATGAGGCCCAGCGCCTTGATCAGTTGCTCGCGGTTCACGGTGGAATCCTCATCTTGCTGGGGAGCGGCAGACGCCCGCCGGGCGGCAGCCAGCACGGCATCGCCATCGCTGATGGCGGGATTGTTGGTCAGGGACAGGTGCAGCAGGTCCTGTACGGCGCCGGTCTCGGCGTCATACGGGAACACGGGAGAGAGGTAGCGGTACTCCGGGGGCTCGCCCTCCGGGCCCGGCGTGACCGCCGTCTTGGCGGCGGCGGTCCACTGGATGCGGCCGTAGAGCCCATCGGCTCGCCACTCCAGCGATTGCGGGTCGACCCAGCCGGCCGCCGGTGCCGGCTGGCCATTCTGCTCGCTGAGCAGCGTCTGGTGCTCGTAGTCGACGACGATGTCGGTGTTGCGGTTGGCGGCCAGTTGGATGATCCGCCGCGCCTGGGCCTCCTCGAGGCGCCAGGGGCCACCGCCCCGCATCGATCCGCGCGGGGCGTCGAACTGCCCGGCAGGGATCAGCCGGGTCTTGTCGGCGCCGCTGGTGACGGCCAGGGCACACACCGCCACCGGATGCCCGGGGCGGGATGCCGGCGAGGCGGCCAGGGGTGAGATGGTGCGCTGAGTGATCATGCCCGCAGCATGGCGGGTCATGCGCGGGGGCCGGATTTAAAGCGTCTTGGTAGTTTTCGAAGGGCTTTCGAGGGGAAGTGATGCGCCGGCAAGGGGGGCGACGAGGTCGGGATGGCGTTAGACGCGCGTTAGAATTTCGCCTGTGCCGCTTGCCCCTACCAGGGCGGGCCAGCGTAGCGCATGAGGGCCCTGAGAGGCTTACAGGGCCATTCTCGTCCTTTCGCCCTAGCGCCGCAATCAGCCGCCGAGCAGATGCCGCTCGAGGATCTCCAGCACCGGCTGCTCTTCGTCGTCGGCCAGGCCCAGCCACTCGCGGGCGGGGATGTCGCCCCAGGGGATCGGCGTGCCGCGGCTGGTCTGGCCGAATGCGCCTTGCTCGGCGCCAAAATGCTGGACGGCACCGTACTTGCGGTCGGTACCGAAGAGCAGCTCCTCGAGGGAGACGTCGTAGCGCAGCAGGTCACGCAGGTGGCCATCCTGGACCAGGATCTTGTCGCGGTTCTTCTTCTTGCGCGCCTTGGTGGCGTCGCTCAGTGGCGCCCAGGGCGTGCCGTCCGGGGCGCGCTGGGCGTCCCAGCGATCGCGATGGGCGAGATCCAGGTACTCGCCGATCTCGCGGAACGCGGGCCGAGGATCCTCGACCCGGTCGAGCAGCTCGCCCAGGGCCTCGAGGGCCGAGCGGGCCTCGATGTCGAGCTGGATGCGGGCACCGGCCATGTCAGTCCTCCTCGCCGCGTCTATATAGCCGCACACCACGGCGCCACTCATCGAATCGCGCGCTGCCCGGGCTGCCGATCCAGGCGGCCCATCCGGCGCGGCCCCAGTCCATCATCACCGCCCCGCCCTGGAACCACGCCAGGTAGCGGCGGCGCAGTCGCCAGCGGCTGGCCGCCTCGTCATAGACTAGCGCCGTCCAGATCTCGTCCGGGGTGGCCAGCGTCTCGGCCACCAAGTAGAGGTTGCCGGTGAGCTGCTCCAGAGCCAACTCGCCGGCGTCGTCCACGAACAGCTGGCGGGAGAGCGGCAGGATCTCGCCCAGGGCGTCGGGGTGGAAGGTCACGCCGTCGGCATCGGCGCCCCTCTCCACACCAAACCGGGCCAGGAAGGCGCCCACCTCGGCCTCGGCGCCGCTTACCGCCGGTGGCTCCGGGGCCGGGCGCGGTACCGGAGGCGGATCGACCGCCGGCCGTGCCGGGGCGGTGCGCGCCGTCGGTACCGGCTCGCGCAGCAGCCGGGGGGTGATGCCACGCAGGCGGGCCACGCCGGGGCGATGCTCGAAGCCGGGGTCGATGCCCACCGGCACCTCCACGGTGCGCGGGTTGGGGCCGTTGGCACCGACCACGCGCTCCTCGTACTCGATCTCGGGCGCGTCTTTCACCGCCAGGCCCAGGCGATCGACGTCGGCCTGGCTCAGCATGAACTTCTTGCAGCTGCAGCCCCAGCCGTTCTGTGGCGTCCAGGTATCCCACCAGGGGTCGTCGATCGGCACCACCCAGCCGTCCTTGGCGATGTGATGTGGACGAGGGTTCTCGCTGCCGCCATGGCGGTAGAGGCCATAGGGCCGGGCGCGGCGCAGGTCGGGATCGGCCATCTGCGCCTCGCGCCCGGCGGCGTAGCTCTGGCGCAAGTTAGTGTCGTAGATCACCCGGCTGCGCCAGCCGCGGCTGCCGTTATAGGCCCAGCCGTGACGGGCGACGATATCGTCGAAGTCGCGGCGGAAGTCCTCCAGGGTACGGCCTTCCTCGATGGCGCGGCCCACCGCCTCGGCGAAGTCCTCGACGATCGCCTGGCGTGAGGCGCCGGCGACGGCGAAGGCCTGGTCGTTCTCGCGGCCGTAGACGTCGTCCCAGGCCCGGGTCGGGATCGATACCCGTTCCCGGAAGGCCGCGATCTGTTCGCGGAACGGTAGCGAGCCATAGCGGGCGGCGACCATCAGGCGCCCTCCAGGATGTCGTAGCGACCGGCCAGGTGGGCGGCGGCCAGGGCCTCGGTCATCACTGCCCCGAAGTCCTCCAGCGGCAACTCGTCGGCCAGCCCGGCCAGCCGATCGCGCAGGTCCTCGAGGTCGGCGGCGGCCTCCACCGCGTCGCGGATCCGCTCGATCCAGGGCTCCAGGGCGGCGTCGCCTTCGGCTTGCAGGCGTTCGCGCTGGGCCTCGGAGACGTCACGCACCGTCGGCAGTGCCTCACGGGCGGCGGCCAGGCGCCGCGAGGTCGCCGCCGAGGGCACCGGCTGGGCCTTGGCCCTTGGCTGGAGGATCTCCTCCTGGTCGCTGGCCTTGGGGATGCGGGTCTTCTCGTGGAACCACCAGGTGGGGATCCGCGCCCCCATGTCGACGAAGGTGGGCAGGGTGTCGGCCAGGGCCTTGAAGTCCTCGGTCTCGCCGAGGTCCAGGTAGAAGCGCGGCGCCCGGCGGCGATCCTCGATGCCGAAGTTCAAGGCGGCCATCGGCCAGAGCACATAGCGCTGGATGCCGCCGGCGTACTGGCGCACGTCCGAGCGGATCAGGCTGGCCTGGCCGCGCTCGTGGACGTTGCCCAGGGCGTTGGTGTTGGTGCCCTCGCCGGTCCCGGAGGTGAGCGTGCCGCCGAGGATCGCCTTGGCCTTGGCGCGCTCGCACCAGTCCATCATCACCTTGTAGACGTCCGCCGAGCTGCCCTTGCCGGCCGCCTCCAGGAACTCCATCGACATGCCGTCGGGGATGATGCCGGCGGCATCCTTGCCCATGGCCACCACGGCCTTGAGCAGCGTGGCCTTCTCACGGTCGGTGGCGTTCTTGGGGTACTTGCCGAGCCGCGCCGGCATGCCGTAGATCTCCAGCAGCGTGGCCAGGTCGCCCAGGGCGTAGTTCTGGAACAGATAGGGCCAGGCCAGCATGCGGTGGATGCCCATGCGCGCCACATAGCCCGGCTTGGCGCGGTGGCGGTGCTCGATCCACCCCAGCGGCCACAGCTCGGCGCCGGTGGCAGAGTGGTCGCGCAGGGTGATGACGTTCTGGTCGTCGGGGTGCAAGCGAAACCAGGAGTGCGGGCGCAGGATCGGCTGATCGACATAGCGCATGGCGCCGTCGCGCGCCCAGGGCAGCTCGAGATTCGCCCAGCCGTGGCCGATGCCGGTACCGAGATCTAGGATCAGGTCCTCCACCTCGAGGCCGGCGAACACCTCGGCGGCCTGGTCGGCGGCGCGTCGCTCGGCGGCGGAGGCGTTGTCCGGCGGCACGATCTGCCACTCGAGCTCGGCGGCGAGCTGGCGGCGCTTGCCGAGATCGGCGCCGATCTGGGCGTCCTTCTCTTCCATGTCCTCGAACAGCTCGCTCTGGGCCTTGAGGTGGCCCTGCTCGGCCTCCTCGAGGATCTGGTAGAGACGCGCCGGGGTCAGGCCCTTACTCGGGTGCTCGGCGAATTCGCGCTTCAATTGGCCCACCCGGGCCGCGCCGACGCCGTCCTCTTCCTCGGTCTGCTGCTGCTCGAGGGCCTCGCGGCCGCCGCCGAACAGGCGATTGAGCATCCCCTTGATGGCTACCATGCGCCACCTCCTATGCCAAAGCCGTCGCTCATATCGTCGTCCTCGTCATGCAGATCCGCGGGGCCGCCGCGCGGCACTCGGATGAAGTCGATCTCGGTGGTATCCATCAGGCTCGCGCTGTGCGCCAGGGCCAGGGCGATGGCCGCGTCGCCGTGGCGGGCCTTGGCGTCGCCGGTCTTGCCGTCGGGCAGCTTGGGGATGCCCTTGATCACCTGCAGGGCCCGCAGGTCGTCGGCCACGTCGCGATCGCGGGGGATCTCGATGCCGGCGTCCTCGAAGGCGGCCTTGAAGGGCGGCATGTGCTCCAGGTACCAGCCCTGGGAGAGCATCACCGCCTCGATGCGCCCGGCGCCGTAGCTATCCACGGCCTGTTCGGCCAGGTACTGGCCGTTGCCCCGGGCGTCCAGGGCGCCGGCCTGGAGGCGCGGCAGCCGATCGACGACATAGAACAGCACCTGCTCCTGCTGCTTGAAGGGCACGTTGCGCAGTTCCACCAGGAAGGGCACGCGGCGTAGCAGCTGGGCGGTGATGGCCATGGGGGCGATCACCGTGAGGTCGCCCGTGCGGCCGAAGTCCTCGCCGAAGGCGTGGGCATCGCGGGGGTTGAGCTGCTCGAGTAGCGGGGCGAGTTCGCGCTGGCACCAGTCCTCGATCTCCAAGGCGCGGTAGTGCTCCGGTACCGCGTTGAACTCCGCCGAGCCCTCGAAGCGCACCACCGGCGCCTCGACCATGCGCGCCTCGATCAGCGCCCGGGACAGGTAGGCCCCGCCGCCGGCCTTGGGCACGCAGTAGTACTCCTCTAGGGCGTCCTCGCGGGTGGCGGTGTCGGCCAGCAGGTTGGCCTTCCACTCGTCCTCCGCGGCCTGGCTCCAGGGCTTGCCGCGCACCTGGCAGATGCGCTGGTAGAGACCCTGCTCGCAGGCGTCATCCAGGGTGATGCGATGCACGCTGTAGCGCTTCTTGCCGGCGCGGCTGTCCTGGATCAGCTCGTTGAAGAGGTTGTCGACGCCGTTGTGGGTGCTGATCAGCCGCACCTTGGCGCCCCACATGGTCAGCGCCAGGGCGGCCTTGAGCACCTCGGCGAGCTGCTCGTGGAAGGCCGCCTCGTCGATGGTCACGTTGCCCTGGCGGCCGCGCATGTTGGAGGGCCGCGAGCTCAGCGCCTGGATCTTGAAGCCGCTGGCGAAGTGGATGTTGAAGGTGAGGATGTCCTTGTCCTCGTCCTCGAGGACCTCCTCCTGGATGGTCGAGGCCGCCCGATCGAACGCCTTGGCCCACATGGCGCAGGCATCGATGAACTCGATGGCCATGTCCTTGTTGGAGCCGACGTAGAAGTGGTTGGTACCGCCGGCGGCCCGGGAGGCGCTGGCCGAGAGCACGGCATCGGCCGCCTCGGCCCAGGTGATACCGGTTCGGCGGCTCTTCTCGGCGATCTTGAGGTCGGCCTCGTCCTCGACCCAGGTCTGCTGGTAGGGCAGCAGGACGGATTCGGGCATGGCTGTTTCCGCAAGGGCTTGGGTCATCAGGCGATCCCCAGGATGTCGCGCTTGATGCTGTCGATGGCCTCGCGGGTCATGCCCTGGCCGGCCAGCGCCCCCTCGGCGGCCTCGGCGGCTTCCTGGGCGACCTCCTGGCGCAGTTCCCGAGCCCACTTCTTCTGGCCCAGGCTCACCCGGCCGATGTCGGCCAGGGCGCGGGTCACGCTGGCCAGGTGCTTGGCGGCCTTCTCCGGCTCGTGCTCGGCCTTGCGCATGGCGATGGTGATGCGCAGCAGCTGGTCCTGGACGATGCGGGCGGTAGCGTCGATCAGCGCGCCGCCCTCGTCGTCCTGTTCCGCCGTCATGGCCCGGGCCAGCTCTGTGGTCTTGCGCACGTCGCCCATGGCCTCCTCGAACTCCTCCTGGAGGTCCTGGCCATAGCGATGCACCGAGCTGCGGGAGACGTTATAGCCGCGCTCCTCCAGCCATTCGGCCAGCGACGTGTAGCCCTGGAAGCCGGTGCTGACCAGGCGCTCGTTGAGCTCCTCGCGGATCTCCGGCGGCAGGTCGTAGACCTTGTTGCGTGGGGGCATGGCGGCCTCCTCAGGTGATGCCCGGGCGCGGACGAGCCACCCCGGGCACCTGGGCGTTGCCCTCGGCCACGTCGGCCCCGCGAGCGGTCAGCGTGATCACCCAGCCGGCGCGGGGCTGCTGGGTGATCACCAGGCCCTGCTCCTCCAGCCAGGCCAGGTCGGCGTGCAGCCGATCCCGGGAGACGATATGCGCATAGGCCCCCTTGAGCTCGTCGTTGAGCGAGTACTCGTTGGTGGTGTACTGGTTGCGCCGGGCCAGGATGCGCAGGATCCCCAAGCGGCGGCCCTCTGTCTCGAAGTCCTGGTAGTCGTTCACTGTCGATTCCCCTTCTCGGTCAGCAGGTACTCGTGCACGCGGTTGAGCAGCGACGTGGTGCTCTGCATCTGTGCCGCCAGCTCGGCCACGCCGCGGTTCATGGTGGCCATCTCGGTGCGCAGTTGCTCGATCTCGGAGTAGCCCGGTCGGTTGTCGAGCGTCTGCTCGATCCGGGAGACGTGCTTGTCGAGGTCGTCGATGCGTCCATTGACCTCCGCGATCGCCTTGCCCGTGGCCCGGTGCTTGTTGGCCCACCAGACGTAGAAGCCCAACCCGGCCATGAACAGCGCCTGGAGCACGTCGAACAAAAACTTGGCGGCTGTCCAGTCGATCGAATCCATCATTCCCCCGCGTCCCTGGTTATCGTTCTTTCGGCCGGCCCGCCAGGCGGGTGGCGATCGCGCCCATGAAGCCCGGCGCCGGCGACTGCCCGGCGGCGACCTGCTTGTCCTGGCTGCGCTTGCTCACGTTGATGCCCAGGATCGCCAGTGCCACCGACCACATCGGCGTCAGCGCGGTGATGGCCTGGGCCACGATGCCGGCCTCGCCCGGCGCCATGACGATGGACCCGGCGATGGCCAGGGTGAGCACCGCCCAGGCGATGGCCACCAGGTAGCCGAAGGTCGGTCGCCAGCGGCGCACATAGCCGTCCTGGCTGGCGGCCTCGGCGCGCATGGTCTGATTGATCTCGGCGAGCCGCTTGGTCTCTTCCTGGGCCTGGGCGGCCTCGGCCTCCAGGCGCAGCTTCTCCAGCTCGCGGCGGTGTTCCTGGTCGATGCGGATCAGTTCGGCGCGTTTCTGCGGGTCCTGAGCCGCTGCCACCAGGCCGCCAGGAGCGTTCTCGACACCCAGCAGGCCAGTGACCATGCGGGCGGCGCCAGCAGTGATGCCACCAGCAGGAGGCCCGCCAATCGCAGTGGCCACGGCGGGCGCGACCTTGGCGACCTCGGCGACGGCATCCTTCCAGTTCCACTCATCCATCTCATCCCTCCCAGCGCGCGGGGCCATCGCTGCGCGTGTCGACGTGGACGAAGGTGCCGTACAGCCCCAGGCTGGCGTCGGGGAAGTGGCGGGCGATATAGCCATGCACGGTGGCGGGCGTGGCGTTGCGCACCTTGATGTCGGCGGCACGGCCGTAGAGGTGCTGGCTGTGGGAGGCCCCACCCACGGCGGCGTTATGGTCGGGGCAGCGGCAGCCGCTGGTGACGATCACCGGGGCGCCGAAGTGGGTGCGCACCGCCTCGAGGATCTCGAGGGTGGCCGCGTCGACGGTGTCGAAGCCGCAGCCGCAGCCGCAGGCGAATTCGCTACGCGAGAAGTGTGTAGAAAGCGTCACGGTCGTGGTCCTCCGGTGTGGCGTTGCAGGCGGCGAGCCAGCTGGCTCAGGCGCTGGGTCTGCTCGAGGTCGCCGGCGATCCTGGCCGAGCGCAGGCCGTCGGCGAGATGCCCGGCCATATCGCAGAGCAGCACGGCCAGCTCGGGTTGATGCTCGGGGTCGACCCGCTCGGGATCGGCGGGCGGCGCCGGTGGCTCGGGAGGGGGCGGCGGTGGTGCCGGTGCAGGGGCCGGTGACGACTCGTCCACCTCGGAGCCCTGGCGAGTCAATGGCTTGGAGGCGTACTGGCCTAGTTTCTTGGGCGGGACCGGCGATTGGTCCACCGCCGAGACGGCCGACTGACGCCGGGCTGCATCGGGCTTCACCTTCGGTTCGGCCTTGGGCTGTGGCGTGATCTCTGGCTTGCCCTGGTTGAGGTCCTTGAGGGCCTGGCGACCCTCGGCGGTCAGCTCCAGGCCACTGCCGGTACCGCCGTCGCGGTGATAGTCGATCAGGCCCGCGGCGCGCAGGGCGACCAGCTCGGCATCCACGGCGTTCTGCTCGGCCTTGCTCTTGGCGTTGACGGCGATGGGCACCAGCCAGGCCGGCATGGGGCCGCTGCGCTCGGCGGTCTCGGCGGCGATGGCGGCCAGAATGGTCCGGCGATCAATGGCCACATCACACCCCCACGCCATTTGGCTGGGGGGCGGCGCACAGCATGTTGATAGGTGTATGGGGAAGCATGGTGCCCTCGCCTGATGAGGAAGGAGATGGCTCAACGGGTGTCGTGAGCCTTCAGGCTAGGGAGGATTCGGGATGGCGCGGAATTCAGGCGCTTTATGCAAGAAGCACCGTAAGTATTAGAGCGTCTGGCGGCGAGGCTGCGGGGGCAATACCTGTTGAGCTAAGGTATGCCTAACTTCAGGGTAAGGGCGCAGACATGGAAATTGTTTGGATCGTCGCAGATTTTTTTTCCGACTTGACGAATGCCGGGATGGTACTCGAGGCAATGGGGGTCGCCCTTGTAGCAGTATTTGGCATCCCTCGAAACAACGATGCAAGCACAGAAGATACTGTTGTAGTTAAAAAAACTGGTGACGCCCTCGAAAAAGCAAGGCAAATGCTGAGAGCCTACACCAGGCGTGAACGGCTAGGTTTTCTATCGATGGGAATTGGCATCATCTTGATGCTAATTGATCGGAACCTGTAGGTGACGTCTATTTTTTGAACCGGGCCACGATCACCAGGCAGCCCCCGATCACGGCGGGGAGCAGCGGCGCAAGCTCGCCAGGGCTATAGCCGCCCAGCACCGGATCCGATTGTGGCTGGCCGAAGGCCAGCAGCAGCACCACGCTCAGCAGAATCAGCACGATGCCCATCACATCGAGCCCCTTGATACCGTGACGCCGCTCTCGCTCGCTGTGACTCATGGTGAAGCCCCCTGCCGAATTCTGTTTGTGATGCCTACCTAATTGAGCGTATCAGAACAGCTCGGATTGCACCCGGGCCCGGGCCAGCTTTCGCTGCTCGGCCAGGATGGCGTAGATCTGCACTTCGGTGAGGTCGTGCTGGGCCGCCAGCGCCGTGATGTTGGTACCGTCGAAGTGCTCCCAGATGCCCCGGTCGCGCAGGGCGCGATCCAGCGCCTCGCCCTTGGGCACGTAGAGGCTGCGGCCGCCGGCATACTGGGCCAGCGCCCGCACCGCCCGAAAGGCGCGGGCCCGGGCGGTGGTCTCGTCGTCGCCGGCGCGGCGGTGGGCGGCGCTGATCACCGTCACCATGTCCGAGAGCCCCTGCGGCCACTTGCGCAGGATCTCGGGATCCTGGAGGCGCTCCAGGGCGTCCTCGGGGATCTCGAAACCCATGTCCAGGTTGTCGTCCGCCATCAGCCTTCACCTCCATGCCGCTTGTTGTCGATGATCAGCGCCTGCATCAGGCGCTGCAGCTGGTCGTCGTCGAGCCAATCGACCCGCTCGACCCGGAACATGTGCCGGGCCATGCCGTCGGCGTAGGCCCAGGGGCGCCCGGCATCGGCCAGCAGCGCCTCGATCTTGCCCATCACCACCCGGCGGGTGGCCGGCGGGCGCGGCGCCTTGCGGCCCGCCTTCTTTGCCGGCTTGGGCTGCCAGCCCAGGCGCCGGAACTCATGCAGCACCGCGCCCACGTTGCGATTGGTGAGCTGTTTGGCACTGCTCACCCCAGCGGTGCGCGCCAGGATCGCCCGATACTCGTCGTCACTGAGGCCCAGCTGCGCCTTGGCGATATGGATCTGGGCCAGCTTGCCGCGGGAGATCATGAGCGGACTCCTTGGGCCACCATGCGGCGCTGTTTCTTGGCAATCACAGAGGGCAGTTGCTCATAGCAGGCCTTGCACGGTTGGCGACTCTTGCCGCGGCTCTGGTAGTAGAACTCGGCATCGTCCGGCCACCACTCGTCGCACTTGCTGCAGCAGCGCTCAGGTCCCAGCTCGGTGAATCGAACCCTGCTCATGACGCCACCTCGTCGCGTGCCTTCAGCTCGAGATCGGGGAAGTGCTTGCGCAGGTGGCTGATCAGCGTCTTCGGGCTGTTCCAGTGAGGGGCGACAAGCACGGTACGCAGTGCCGTCATCTCGTCGGCCTTCTTCTTGCCGAACACCCGCTTGAGCTTCGCGTACTCCTTGAGCTTCCAGGCGCGACGGCGCATTGGGCAGTAGAAGCGCCCCTCGGGGTGCGTCGGGTTGCCCTGGTCGTCGACGTCCATCCACTTGCCCCTGATCCAGCCGTCCACACCGACCTGGATCACCAGCTTCTCGCCGTCGAGGCGCTTCTGCAGGGTCACCTCGTGGCCATCGGCCAGGATCGTCGCGCCCCCGAATACGCCCTTGAGTTGCTCCTCGAGCTGCTGCCACTTGTTCACACGTCACCTCTCTGGCTGCTCATCAGGCCCAGCGCACCACCGCCGGACGACGCCCCGCGCGGGGGCGTTTCGCTCAGGAGTCCTGTCGCAGGTTGGCGCGGTATATGTTCAGCACGCCCTTCTCTGCATCACGCTCGGTGAGCTCTGCGGGGAACAGCTCGAAGCCGCCCTCGCCGTAGAGCTTGCCGGCGACCCGCTTGGCGGCCTCTTCCTGGCTCCAGGTGCAGGTGGCACGTTTCCCGCCGCCGCTGGCGGCGTAGCCATCGCCGCCGGCGCGGCGCACGCGGATGGTGATGGGCGTAGCCGCCTGGAAAGCCTGAGAGACCTCTTCGGGATCGGCCCGCATATCGAGTGGTGGTTGATCGATCGGATTCATGACGGCTGGTCCTCCATGGGGTGGATCGGGTGGCGCTGCAGCACCTGCTCGAGCAGGGCAACGGCGGTGGATCCGGCGGACGGCATCGGGGTGTCGCCGATCTTGTCGCGGGCGGCCTGCACATCGGCGCGCAGGCGCTGGTAGTTCGCCTTGAGGTCGGCGCCCTTGTGTTGCTCGCGTCCCATCTCACACCCCCGCAATATCAAGGCTGATCGGACGGTACTGGTCGCTGTCGCCGACCCGCTCGTAGATCCGCACGTAGCTCTTGGAGCCGGTCACCTGGACGGCATCGCTGATTGCGTCCATGGCGTTGAGCCAGCGCTTGTCCTGGATGTTTAGGCGGCGCAGGCCGAGCACCTGGCCGGTGCGGATGTTGCCGGCCGAGTCGACCCGGAAGGCGTCCTGGACGATGGTGGCCACCTCGGGCCGGGCATCGGCGGTCCACTCGCGCAGGCACTCGTCGATCAGCCCCTTGGCGGCCTGGAGGCGCTCGTCGAAGGTGATGCTCTCCTGGATGGCGCGGACCACCTTGTAGCGGCCGTCGAAGCTGACCAGCTGGACGTTGCCCTTCTTGCCGCCGATCTGGACGTCGTACTCCTTGGCCGAGGTCTCCACGAAGGCCTCGATCTCGGTGAAGGTGTCGCCCTTGAAGTCGCGCAGCTGGTCGCGCAGCTCGGTGGCGCGACCGACGATGGCCAGCACCAGCTCGTCGCGGAGCTTGTCGACCGGCTTGATCTGGTCCTCGGGGATCAGGCGGCTCTTGGCATCCAGGCGATAGCCCTCGGGGATCTGTTGCTCTCGTTTAGGGTTCGGGGCGTTCATTTGGCACCTCCATATCGCTGGTCGAGTTTGATGTCACGGCGTACCTGTTCGATGGCGTCCAGGTAGCGCTGGGTATGCGGCCCGTGCAGGCAGACGAAGGCGGCACGGGGCTGGAACTGGTGGCTGCTGACGATGGCCACGGCGATCTGTTCGCGCTGTTCGGCCCCCAGGTCGCGCAGCATCTGGCTGACGCTGGCCTCACCGATCTCGGTGGCCTCGATCAGGCGCAGGGCGGGATTGACGGATGTCATCTCAGGCACCTCGCTTGGCAAAGTTGGCCGCGGCGCTGCGGCAATGACGGTGGTGGTGAAGCGGCTCCACATAGGCGCCGTTGCGCTGGGGCAGATGGGCCAGCGGCCGCTCGGCGTGCTCGGCCTCGGCACGCCACTGGGCGAGCAGCTCGCGCCAGTCCTGGTAGTCCTCGGGGTGCGGCGGGTAGCCGGCCGGCAGGGTGGCGGCGCCCTCTTCGTGGCCGCGCGGCGCCAAGCCGGTGTCCTGCCCGGCCCAGAGCCGCAGGATCGCGGCGTGCTGGGCTTGCAGCGGCGGCTCCGGCTCCAGGGCCCGCTCCTCACCGAGCTCGGGGTCGGCCAGGTACTGGTCAAAGCTGAAGCCGTGCCGCTCGAGGCGCAGCTGCTGGTAGCGCGCCCAGGCCTCGCAGCGCTTGGGATTGGCGAAGTACTGCAGCAGGTTGATGCCGGCCCGGGCCAAGCCGAGCAGCATGAAGCGGTCGGCGTAGTGCTCCACCGCGGGGTTGCTATAGATGCTCATCGTGGGCCTCCATCAGCTCGCGCAGGGCGTTGGCGGTGTGAGCGCAGCGGCACTCGTCGAGGATCCGCTCCAGGTCGTGGCGCGGCAGTGCCAGGCTGTCGTGGCGCTCGCGGAGCTTGCGGATGGCGAGGATCGGCCGACCGCAGTGCGTGCAGCGGTGGTCGAGGTCGTACTCGTTGCTGCCCAGCGGCCCATGCTCGGGGCAGGCGTAGCGGGGGCGGCGGGCGGCCGGCGCCAGTGGGTTGTACGGATTGCGGATGATCGGAACCGACTCGATGCTCATGACTCACGCTCCTCTTGTTGTTCTTCCTGACGCGGCGCGTCCTCCAGCAGCTGGCCAAGCCGTTTTGGGCCACCCGGTTGCGGCTGGGGCTTGGCCTGCCCCTGGCCGGCGAGGCGGCGATGCTCGGCGAGCACGTCCTCGGTGGAACGCTCATGGCGGGTCACCGCGGGGGTGGCGTTCACGGTCTGTTTGGCACCGCCACGGGCCGCCTCCTCACGCTTGCGTTCGCGCTCGGCGTCGGCCTTGTCGGCCATCGTCATCACCACCTCGAACAGGTAGCCGTGGCCATTCAGCGGCAGCTTGGTCGGCGGGCGCTCCAGGATCTGGTCCAGGGCGGCGGCCCACACCGGTACCGGCGCGGGGCGAGTGAGCCCCTTGCGCTCGATCTGGCCGCTGGCGATGGTGTCGCGCAGTTCGCTCAGCAGGCGCAGCGCCTTGGCGCCGGCCAGCGCCCGGCTCGGCGGCCGGAACAGGCCCAGGTAGCGGACGATGCGCGGGCCGAGCGGGGCGGGGATCTCCAGGGCCGCCGCCAGCGCCTGGTTGTGTTCGCCCTGGGCGACGAAGGCGGCCATGTCGGCGCCGAAGCCGCACTCGGGGCAGATACCGCGGATGCTCATGAATCACCTCCCCGACGGCCTGCCATCTCCATCTCGGCAGTCCAGATGGTGTTCTGCAGCTCGGCGGCCAGGCGCTTGGCCTGCTCGAGGCTCAGGTCGTAGAGGGCGTGCTCCCTCTGGCCATCGCCGTCTCGTCCCATCAGCAGGCCGATCGGGGTGCCGTGGGTATTGCCGGGCTCGCCGATCACGGCGTAGCTGGTGCGGGGCTGAATCTGAGGCTGCACGGTGTTCATGACTCACCTCCCTGCTGGCAGTCGGGGTTGTGCGGGCAGCTCTGGCAGGTACGCCAGATGCGCATGGCCATGGGGTTGTGGGTGGGGGCCGGGCGATCGCGGTACTCCCGGCACTGCTGGGTGCTGATGGTCTCGCCCTGGGCGGGGCATTCGATGCCGTCCAGGGCCGCGAGCACGCGCCGCTCTACCCCGGCGGTGCTGGGGCTCGGGTAGCGGTTGGCCAGTGCCAAAGACACCGCGCTGCGCGACATGCCGATCCGCTGCCCGGCCAGGGTGCGGCTGGTGGCCTCCACCTCGGCGGCCAGCAGCTGGATCCAACGCGGGGGCTCGTCGCCCCAGGCGGAGGTGTCCACGGGACGCGTGCGATGCGATGCGGTTGCCGTCATGCGTCACCTCCGTCGCCGTTGTCGCCGTTCTCTCCCTGGAGGCCGCGGGTCACGACAACCTTGCCGGTGTTGGGGTCGTAGAGTTGCTTGACCCGCTGGATCATCGGCGCCCGGGGGCCGCTCCAGCGGCTGGCCACCAGCCGGAAGCGTTCCGCCTGGCCGGGGGCCGACGAACGGGCGGTTTGCAGGTAGCCGCCGGCCTTGAGGTAGCGGCAGTACTCGCTGGCCGTGGCCTCGGCCACCGGTACCGCCGGGGTGCTGGCGGCGCTGGCCAGCTGGCGGGCGCTGAACTCGCCGAGGATGCGCAGGGTGCGCCACATCTGTTCCCGGCCGCGGCCCTGGGCGGGCTCGCTGCCGTCGCGGCGCACGCGGGGGGCCTCCACGCCCACGTCGCGCACCAGGGTGTATTGCACCGGCTGACCGCTCTTCCGGGGCTCGGCGATGCGGCCCAGGTAGCCGGCCTTCTCCAGGCCGGTCAGGTAGTCGCGAACGCGGCCGACCGGCACCACCTCCTGGAGGTGCCCCCGCACGTCGGGGGCGTTGATCGGCTCGCCGGCCAGGTGAAGGCGGCGGATTTCCTCCCACATCGCCTGGCGGCTGCCCTTGGGGCCTTGCGCTTCGAGATGCACGGGCTTGCGACTCATGCTCACCCCCTCCGCGCCGGCGGTTGGCCAGTGTGGATCTCGCGATCCCCCCAGGTGTCCAGGTCGACCCGGTTCCAGCCGTTGGCCAGGGCCTCGCTGTGGATCTGGTAGAGGTTGACCGCCACGCGGCGCAGGCAGCCGCGCACCCTCGCCACCACGGTGTCGAGCAGGTCGTCGTCGATCTCCAGGTCGGGGTAGCTGCTCTCGGCGAGCTGGCGAACGTCGTCGAGGTTGGCCGGCTGGGCGGGCACCCACTCCAGCACCCGGTTGTGCAGGCGTTCCAGGCGAGCCATGGAGGCCGGCACGCGCTCCTCGCCGATCAGGATCAGCGTGCCCTGGCTGGCGTTGTAGATGTCGGTGAGGACGTTGGCGGCGGCCTTGTCGATCACGTACTGGACGTCGTCGACGATCAGCGGCCGGCCGGAGCGGCTGAGCTGCTCGGCGACCTGGTCGACCATCTCGCTGAGCGTGCGCGTGGGGATGATCCCCATCTCGCGCAGGATCGCGGTCAGGAAGGCCTTCTTGGTCCAGCTCTCGCGGCACTCCACGTAGTAGGCGCGATGCAGGTTGGCGGAGCGGGCCGCGGCAAGGCTCTTGCCGTAGCCGCTGGGGCCGTACATCACCACCAGGCCCGGCAGTTCCGGCGGCCGGCTGGCGGCGCTCTCCACGGCTTGCGCCAGGAGGCCCACGTTGGTCAGTGGTACAATGGTATTGACGCTCATCTCATCATCCTTTTGAGGTCTTGGGTGTCATGGGCCATGCCCTTACATGGCCCGCCGGGTGCCGGGGGATTGCCGTCCCCCGGCATCCAACTCGTGCAGCTTCTTGATCGCCCGGAATCCAGGGGTCTTCGGGTAGCTCTGCCACCACTGCTGCTCTCTTTCCCCCAGCGCTTCGCCGGCATTCAGCCGGGCATCGAGCTGTTGCCACAGCCGATAGCGCTGGGTGGGGTCCTGCGGAATCTGGAAGGTCGGCGCCTGGGGTGCGGCCAGCTCGCGTGCCTTGGCGCGGCCGGCCTCGAGCTGCCGATCGTTGCTCGCGGCCGGGGACGCCGGCTCGAGGGTGCGGATCTCCACGTCCTGGCCGGTGATGGTCTTGGCCTTCTTGACCAGGCGGTTGAGCTGGCCCTGCTCGCGCTTGTCGGCGGCGCGCTGGATCATGCTGGCCGGCATCGCCGGGGTGGCATTGCCGTCGAGGTGTGCCTCGCCGATCCACTCGCCCTCCAGGGTGTAGATGCCCACGGCCGCGGTATCGCGGTAGTCCCAGGCCACCTTGACCTCTTCGCCGTGGAAGTCGCGCAGCGCGTCCAGGAAGTAGATGCCGGAATTGATGCGTACCTCGCCGCGGTTCGTCTTGCGGATCTCCTGGGGGCGCATCAGCGAGGCGACCACATCGGCCGGGGCGGTCAGCGCCTCGAAGCCCTCGGCGCAGGCCGATGCCCAGGCCTCCATGGGGCTCTGGTGGCGCATCCGGCCGGTCTCCAGGTCGCGGATCTTCGCCAGGCCCTTTTGGGGGCGATGGTCGTAGGCGGCCAGGGCGGCGCAGAGGCGATCGAAGAATTCCTGAAAGGTGGGCAGCTGGGCCGGCTTGAGGCCCTGGGCGATGTCGCGGCGCGACAGCTTGTGCACCCGGCCGGCGGCCTCGGGGTCCATGTCGGCGCCGATATAGCTGGGCATGTCCTTGGCGAGTCGCACCAGGGTCGACTGGTGGGCGCGCTCGATGACGCCGCGGGCCTGGGAGTTGTAAGGCAGCGAGTGGGTGATGGTGCCGCCCAGGCGATCGATCACCTCGTAGACGCTGGCGTTGTCGAAGCCGCTGCCGTTGTCGACGTAGAAGACGTTGAACATGCCGACGCGGCTGACGGCGTCGCGTAGGGCATCCAGGGTGGCCAGGGTGCTCTCCGCCAGGTTGATGGCGAAGCCGACGATGCGGCGCGTGGCCCAGTCGATGATCATCGTGACCTCGGGGCGGAAAGCCTGGCCGGTCAGCGGGTTGATTACCTCGGCGTCGAAGGTGTGGCCGTCGGCGACCCACACATCGTTGGGCCACAGGCCTTCGGTGGTGCGACGCTTGAACGGCTGCAGCGCCTTGAGCTCGCGCGGCCCCATGCGGCCGCGCTCGCGGGCCTCGGGGCTGAGCTTGGCCAGCCAGCGACGCACCTGGTGGATGCTGGGGTGCGGCGGCTCGGTTTGCTCGACCAGCTGCTGGTAGGCGGCCTCGACCGACGGCTTCTGCGGGCGCTGGTAGCGCTTGAGGAAGTCGCCGGCCCAGGGCGGCACGCTCATGTCGGCCTTGCGTCGCTTGGGGGCCAGGCCGCGCTCGCCCTCTTTCTTGAAGGCCGACACCCAACGCTTGAGAGTCCGCTCGGAAAGGGTGCGGGTGTCGGTCTTGCGATCGTTGGCGACCACTACCCGCTCGGCGAGATACGGCGTTAGATCGTCGGCCTGAGCCAGGGCGACTAACGTTTCGATGGCGCGCTGCTGGCTGACCATCCGAGTCATGCGCTCGATCTCGCGAACGAAGGCCACCCGGGCGCCCATCACCTTGCGCTGGGCATCGGTCAACTGGCGCGTTTCAGGGGTATTGGCCTGAGGCTCGGCGACCGGCTCGGCTTCTGTCGCCTCGGACTCGCTCTGGCCCACCGTCTGGGCGATCAGTGCCTGCTGGGTTTCCGCTGGCAGGATGGCGAAGGCGTATTCCAGGGCCTTGGTGCCGAGACGGCGCTGGCCTTCCCAGCTCTGGCGCTCGGCCACTTTCTTGACGCCCCGCTCTGTACCGGGCATGCCAGGCAGTCCGGCGAGCTCCCTGGCGGTATACCAGCCGCGGGTCAGTTGAGAGGTTCGACAGTTCATTCCTCTTCCCCCATCAGCTTCTTCAGCTCGCGCATGTCGTGCTGGATCTTGTCGCGCATCCGCTGCAGCTTGCCGTACTGGGCATCCAGCGCTTCACGGCCGTAGGCCACGCGCCCGCCGCGCAGGTGCACCATCCAGTCGGTGAAATCGTGGCAGTGGCACACCTCCTCGAGGAGCGGCACGCGATACAGGGGAATGTTGTGCTCGGTCCGGGCGGGCGAGCTCCAGGCGTCTAACATGTGTTTGGAGATGTCATCGCCGGAGAGCCGGCTCATCTGCGCGGCCACCTCGTAGCGATCCATGCCCGCGTGCTTCAGCACATTGCCGACCAGCTCGCTGACCTGGCTGCCGTAGTTGCCGCTGCCCGGGGTGGGCACCACAGGCTGGGGAACCGTGAACAGATCCAGAGTGGCGGGGTCTTTTACGCGGCGCATGGTTATGCCCCCCGCGCGAACTGACGGTGCGCAATAGCGTTAGAACCGCTATCCTTGGCGCATATATGGGCCGGGCGCTCACCAGATTTGCGTTCGTCTGCTCGCTTTTCTGCCCGCTGTGGCCTATGTCGAGCAGGCGTGCCATCGGCGTTCCAGCGCTCGGGCCAGATTTCCAGCGGGGTGCGCCCCAGTTTTCCGGCGATGGCGCGCTCGATGCGCGGGTAAGGAACGTACTTAGCGAGCTGAGCAGCGCTGTCAGAGACGTCCAACTCCGCCGCCAGCCTGCTCAGGCTCGAGCCAGTGCTGCGTAACTGGTACTTGATCCATTCCCAGCGCTGCTCGGGAGAGATAGGGATCTCGGACTTCATGGCGTCACCTCGGTGGCGTTTTTTCGGGCTGTCTAACCTGGCAATTGCCATAAACACTAGCCCGAAAATGGGTGCCCATCAACCCATAGTTGGAGTTCCGATTCCCGAATTTGTGACCACGCATCCCATTCATGGATATTTTTCAGACAAATCAGGTGCTTAAATGGAAACGGAACGGGAAGGCGGTGATGCAAACTCGGTTCCGAATCCCACGAATGGAATCGGAACACGGATTGCGGAGGTTGCCGACCGCATCGGCAGCCGCAAAGCGGCCGCGAAGGCCGCGGGGGTATCGGTGTCTACGCTGAACCGCTGGACCACGGGAGAATCGGTCCCCGTGTTCGCCGGAGTGGCGAGGCTCTGCCTGTCTGCGGGGGTGTCTCTGGACTGGGTTGCTTACGGCGGCCAGATGATTGGCGGCAGTGACCAGGCCCCGCTGACCCTCACCAAACCGCACGATCTAGGCGAACAGCGTGGGGACGAGAGGATGGAGGACTACGCCTTCGTCCCGCTCTATGACGCCCAGTGCAGCGCCGGGGCCGGCGCCTGGAACGATCACTGCCGGGTGCTCACCAACCTCTCGTTCACCCGCTACAGCCTGCGCAAGCAGGGCTTGACGCCCGAGCACCTCTCGGCGATCCGCGTGGATGGCGACTCCATGGAGCCGGTCCTGCACAGCGGCGACACCGTGCTGATCGACCACACCAGGACGACCATCGAGGGCGAGGGCATCTACGTCATCCGCCTGGACGACCACCTCTACGCCAAGCGCCTGCAGCGCAGCTTCGACGGGGTGGAGATCATCAGCGCCAACAAGGATTACGAGCGAATCACCGTGCCCAAGGAGCGGATGGTCGAGCTCGAGGTCATCGGCCGCGCCGTCTGGGCGGCAGGGTGGCTCTGA